CACGACGACGGCCAGCAGACCGAAGCCTATCTGTTCCGGAACCATGACGGGACGGTCGATGTGTATGCCCACCACGAGGCCAGCGTCACCCAGCCGGTCGAACACCTGGAGGGCAAGCAACACGACGGCGACCCGCGGGGAGTGGTCCGGGAAGCCCTGGGCGACCGCAATGATTAGTGTCGCCGCGAGATAACCGCACCTATGTCAGACAGCACGAGCGAGGACATCTGTGGCGCCGAGTGCGTTGACGGGTCGGCGTGTCACCACCCGGCGGGGAGTTGCCCCGTCCCCTCGCATAGCAACCCTGGCGCCAAGAACCCACAGGGTCGCCCGTCGAAGTTCACCGACGAACGGGCACGCGAAGCCCTCCATGCGGCGGGCGAACTGGGCAAAAGTAAGCGCGGCTGTGGTCGGGCGGCCGGTGTTTCAAAAGACACGATTGACGTGTGGTTAGACGACAACCCGGCGTTTGAGGGGCCTGACGGCGACACGCATCATTTCTTCGACGCCTTCATGCGCGCGCGGAGCGACGGCGAAACGTACTATATCCGCGAGGGACGCGACCCGGACGGTGACGTTGAGTCATCATTTGCGAAGTATATGCTGTCCTCGTCGTATCAGTACAAGGAAACCGAAAAGACAGAACTGGAACACTCCGGCGACGTGAATGGCATGAACTTCGTGATTAACCCCGGTGGCAACGATGGCGACGACTAACGGCAACGGCTCCCCGCTGTCAATCACGGTTGAGACACAGGACCACCCAGCACAGGAACAGTTTTACACCGACAGGAACGCCAACACGGCGTATATCGGTGGTGTCGGGTCCGGAAAAACAACGGGCGGTGTCCTCCGGGCTGGGCGACACATCTCGGAGTGGAACCCCGGCGAGATGGGTGTCGTCGTCGCACCGACTGTTCCCATGATGCGGAACGCGATCCTGCCGGAGTTCCGAAAGTGGGGGCTGTTGGACCGGCCGGGCATCGAGTTCAAGCGCAGCGAGAACCGGATCGAATACCCGAACGGCAGCGTCGTCGTCTTGGAGACGGCGAACAACGACCGGAAGATCGAGCGCCTGCGGGCGATGAATCTCGCGTGGGCGTGGATAGACGAGGCGGCGTATCTCCCCGAGAAGGTCTACCGTATCCTGAACGACCGGCTCCGCGTCGGGCAGTACCGGAACGTGTTTCTGACGACGACGCCGCGGGGCTTCAATTGGGTGTACGAGGAGTTCGGGGACTGGCCCGCGGACACGGGCGAAGCAGTGGGCGATGGCGTGGTGGTCCAGACGGACACCATCACGGCGATTCTCGGCACGTCGACGCGCTCGAACCCGGCCCACCCACAGGACTATATCGACCGCCAGGAACGCCAGCGGTCGGGCGAAGCCTATCAGCAGGAAATCGAAGGTGAGTTCGTCAATTTCGAGGGCCTGGTCTATACGTGGTTTGGCGACGAGCACACAGTCCCGGCGGCGGACCTCCCCGACCACTTCGATGAAACGATTTACGGCCTGGACTTCGGCGGGTCGGTCCCCACGGCTTTGGTGTGCCTCCGCCGGGCGGGCGAGGACTGGTATGTCGTGGACGAGTTCTACGAACCCCGCGTCACTGATGACACGATAGCCGCCGAAGCCAGCCGGATGTATGACGAGCACGGCCGCGGGCGGATGTACTGTGACCACGAACCCCGGACCATTGAAAAACTATCCCGCGAGGGCATCCGCGCCGAGGAAGCCGACAAAGACGTGGCCGAGGGAATCCGTCATGTGAATGGCCTGCGGGACCAGCTTCATGTCGTCCAGGACTGTCAACACATCATTACGGAGTTCAATCAGTATCGCTATAAAGACGGCAAAGACGAACCGCTGAAGGAACAGGACCACGCGCTCGACGCCCTCCGGTACGCCCTCTTTTCACATGATGACGCCAAGCGTGGCGGCGGGGCCGTGATAGAGTTCTAATCCGGCTCCGTTCTATGCCTGTCGGCTTATCGCCCTGTCGCCCTGTCGCTCTCTCGCCCTATCGCGCTGGTCCGGTATGTTGAAGTAGCCGCCGTGGTCATGTGTAGGTGTTCCACGGCGACCGGTGCCGCCGGGACCCGTCGGGCGGTGGCACCGTCCAAGCTGCGACGCCCCGGCCCTGAAAGCGAACGAGTCGTCGTCGTGGGACGTAGCCACCACTCACCCCACCACCTGTTCCCTGTCATGGTTGCCCCGGCCCGCGCTTTTCACGCGGCCGGGGTTGCTGACCAAGACCAAGACCAAGACCAAGACATTTTAGGAGGTGTCCCGTTTACGCTTAGTTGCCGTTAGTCTGGTCACTGGCGGCATGGTCATCTGGCATTCCGTGCGTCTGCGTCATCCCTTCCCTCGCCGTGTCGGCGGGGGGCTTTCGTTTTCCGTTCCCAGCGTACGAGGTGTGATATGTGGCGTGTGACGTGCAACGTACAACGTGCAACACTCGCCAGCCGTGGCGATTCGGTGGTGATTGACCCGAACGCCTAACAGCGCCCACGGCGGACTATATCGGTATGGACCTGTTCGATGGCTTGCTCGGGTCGGGTGACAGTCGACCACCCGCACCGGAGATGGCGACCCCGGACGACGTAGAAGAATATAACCTCCGGTTTGCGAAAGCACACGGCCTTGAAGCCGATGCCGGTGGCGGTAGCGGTGTCCCGTCCGACCCCGACGCCAGTTATTACGCGAAAGCCGCGGAAGGTGAAAACGGCCTTGGTGACGGTGTGAACTCCCGCGCCGAATTCCCGTGGCTGTTCGACCCCAGCCGCGGCGTCCGGTGGGACTTTGACCCGGTGCGACTGCGGAATCTCGCACAGGAGAACACGTGGGTCGGAATGCTCGTCCAGACCATCACGAAGGAACTCGCCGAGACAAGCTGGACCATCACCGAAGCCGACGGCCGCGCCGAAACGCGAAAGCGCCTGAACACCCACCCCGAACAGCGGGCGCCACTCGCCAAGGCCGACGACGGCGCGCCCGAACTCCCCGACGAGACGGCCCGCCGGATTCACGACCTGCTGGCGAAGCCCTCGCCGGATACCACCTGGCAGGACCTCGTAGAAATGTGGATGGGTGACTTACTGGAGGTGGGCAGTCTCACCGGGGTCAAAGCCTTCGACAAGCGGGCATACGCCGACGAGGATCTGGTCGCCGACCCGTCGAATATCGAACCGCGGGCAATTCAGGCATCCGCGCCGGAGGTGTGGACCAAAGGCTACCAGGGCAAGACGGGCATCCTCGACAGTTTTTGGCAGTTTGACCGAAACAAAACACCCGGCGGTGGTGAGACAGCCACGACGAACGTGGGGAGTGTTGGTCACACGCCGACCGAATTCCGGCCTGCTGAAGTCGTGTGGTCGGACATGACACCGCGGTCGAACCGTCGGTATGGAATGCCGCCCACGCTGTTGGTGCAGGACTTCCTCGAATCACTGGACCTCGCTATCACGCAGGAGCAACAGTATCTCTCCCGTGGGTCGATCCCGTCGGGTGCGTGGGTGTTTGAAGAATGGGACCGCGAGGAAGTCAAAGAGTGGAAAACCGAAAACGAGGAGAATGTCAAAGGCAAGCCCCACAAGTCGTTAATGTTCGCCGGGCGCGGCGGTGACGTGCGCTTTGAGGCCATGTCGATGAACTTTAGCGAACTGGAGTTCACGGAGCGAATGAAGTGGTATGCCCGCGTCGTCGCATCCGTCTTTCAGGTCCCCACCGCCGTCGTGGGTATTGAACCCGAACGGGTCAACTACAACACCTTCCAGGGCGAGCGAGAAAACTTCGAGGCGAATACACTGGGGCCGTATCTCCAGAAGTTAGAGCGGGTTATTAATCAGGAGGTGATTCAACCCCACTACGGCCATGACTATCGCTTTGAGTTCTTGCCGGGGATGTCTGAGTCTACCCGGAAAATGATTTCCGACCGTGTGCGTTCGGAGTTCAACGCGGGGATTCGCACCCGGAACGAAACCCGCCGTGAACTCGGCTTGTCGGACGTGGGCGAAGACCTGGACGGCTTTCAAGATGAGGTAGTGCAGAACCAAGACACCAGCCCGGAGGACGCCGAGGGCGGACTGGGGGACCTCGTAGCAACGCAACGTGACAGCGCCGACGCGACCGCAAAGGCCACGTTCGAGCCTGGCGATGCCGTCACCTATCGCTGGCAAGGCGAGCGGTATCACGGTCGGGTCGGTGGGCCACCACAGGACAGCGTACAACCGCCGGGGATGCCCAGCCCCGTGACCGGCGAGGACGGCGAGCCGGTCTACCCGGTCCACCAGTGGGATGCTGACGAGGACGCCTATCTTGCGATTGAGGGGGAACCGAACACGGCGAAACCGGAGTCCGCACTGGCACCGTCAACGGCGAATCTCCCCCCGTTGGCCGACGCGGATGTCATTAACGTCGCCCAGCCGCAGGCGCAGGCACAGACGGCGAAAGCCGAGTACGAGGTCGGTGACGAGACACTCACCATCGAACCGCCGGAGTATATGGTCGAAGCCGCCGAAGCCGCCGCCGATGCGGGCGAACAGGGGCTTATCCCCGGCGACTGTGGCACGGGCGTGGGCGATGACCGTCGGGACCAGATTCGTAATGACGAGGTGGGGCCGGACGTGGTGGACGAAATCGCAACCTATCTCACCAGTCACGCCGAGGACGTAACCGCCGAGGGACACCCACGCGGCTGGACAGACGAGGAATGGGCCGATGGCTGTGGGAACGCGCAGTATGCGAAGTGGGGCGGGGTCGGTGATGGCCGGGCGATGGAATGGGCACAACGCAATTCCGACCAGGTAGCCGAAGCCCGCGGCGAGGAGCCCACGTACAAAATGGTGCTGAAGGCGGACAGCCTTCGGAATACCGACGACTGGCATCAATTCGACGTGCAACCGGCGGACGTAGACCGGCTGACGGAGGACCTGGCCGCCGATGTATCGGCGCTGTTCGAGGAGGTGCTGGCCGACGACGAACTGATGGACATTATCGATAGTCTGTCGGGGTCGGACATGGATAAGTCAGTCACGGAGCTTACCCGGCGGCTTCGAGAACTCTTAACCGACAACGACGTAGCCGCCCGCATCCGCGAGGCGCTGAGTGAACAGACGGCCGACATCGCCGCCGACACGGTACAGGAAACGCTCGACGAAGCGTCCGACGCGCCCGCTGAAACGGAGGTGGACATCGACGCTATCCGGGAGCAACTGGCCGACCGGACGGTTGAATTCGCCGATAGTTTTGCCGACGAACTCGCCGCGGACATCCGCGAGACGGTGGGTGACGGCTGGGCCGAGGGCAAGGGCACGCAAGAAATCGCGTCAGACATCGCCGACCAGGCGGATATTAACGAGGGCTGGACCGGGGCCGAACGTATCGCCCGCCAGGAACTCCACACGGCGACGGGCCAGGCGCGGACGGAAGTCGCGGGCGAACTCAACAAAATAGAGGTGTGGGCAACCTCCGGCGACGACCGGGTGCGAGACGCTCACGCGGCGATGGACGGAACGTGGAAACGACCGGGCGAGGTGTGGGAGGTCGAATATCCCGACCGCGGCGTGCAAAAGGAGGGCGTCCCCGGCGACTCGGAGCCGGGAATCGGCTGTCGGTGTACGACACTACTCCGGGATTTGGAGACGGTAGACGACAGTGACCACGCGGGCGTATAGCTAACTATAACCGATTTGGGGGTATTGCTACGGGGAGGTATAGTAAGCTATAAGTAGCTATGGGCATATAGTATAGATATGGAACAACAGAGCGTCCGTGACCTGGTGACTATTGACGATGGCGTGATGGGCCCGAGTGGGGATAAGGCGAATTACATCAAAGACGAGGCCCGCGATAACTTAGACATGGCCGTGTCCGAATTTTGCGAGGAGGTTCTTCATACGGACTGGATAGATACCGTGAGTGAGAGTTACGTTCGACAAGTCCTCCGCGAATGTCGGCCTGAATCGGTCGCCATGTTTGATAACGGCGAAATTACCTACGCCTAACCCACAGTAGACACGCGCCCGGTGCAATTCCGGCGGTGGGCCTAAGACAACGATGACCGACAAACTCAATCCCACCGAGGACATGGCGGGCGAATGTCAGAGTTGCGGTGTTGAGATAGAGTACGGCGACGTTGAGGAGTGCCCGGAGTGTTGCGATCATGAAAACACCACCGAGGAACCGTTGACTGGCGAGCGGTGCGACGACTGCGGAAAATCTCTGTAACCCCACGGCGACGGCGTACCGCGGTTCGACTCCGCGGGTGGGCTTCGGTGAGACTATGACAACGACCATCGAGATTCGAGATGGCGCAAAGGACGCACTGGACGACTTGAAAGACCACGAAAAAGAGCCATACAAGGACGTAGTGGCCCGGCTCATAGCCGCCTATGAGTCAGACACCGCCGACGCCATGGACAGCCATAGCAACGGCCTCGACACCGACGACCTGGCGACGGACATCTCCGCGGCGGTCGTACAGGACCTCCGGGGAACACTCCCGACGGCTGTGGCCGATGAACTGGAGGGGCGGCGATGACGGACAGTCATAAGCAGGTCACGATGACGGCCGAGGAAGCTCCCGCCGCGGGATACGTCGTCTTTCACACGGGCGAGCCGGGCGAGGTTATCGACGTGGATTGCGAGGACGTGTTCGTGCTGGAGGACTGGCAATGAGTCCTGACACCTGTCGCCTGCCGGACTGTGACCGGCCGCCGGGATACGAGGACGACGACGACCCATACCGTTCGGCGCGGTTCTGCTGTATCTTCCACGAAGTGAAATACGACCACGTGAAGGCCGACGCGCAAGATGCACGCATAGAGCGGGCACCCGAACCGGAAGCGGACCCGGACACAGACCTCGGGCTGGGGAGGGGGCCATAGCGATGAGTCCCACACGCAGGCGGACGGTCGAGGACACGTACGCGCTTCAGGCGGCTGTCGAGAACTACCGTACCGACGGCTACACGGTCATTAGCGAGGACGACACGGAGGCCGAACTGAAGTATAAGGACAGCGGGAGCCTGCTGGCGCATCTCCTGTTGTTCATCACCTTCGGTATATTCACGCTGGGGCTGTTGAACCTCATCTATGCCTGGTATCGACGGCGTAAGACGGTTGACCGGATTATTATCACCGTCGCCGATGGCGGTGGCACATCCGGCGCGACCCCGGTGCGATAATGACCCGCTACGATTACAGCTATCAGGATAAGGCTACTTAGGTGAGAAAATGGCACGAAACCACCAAGCGGCGAAAATCGCAACGTTCGGGCGGGTGACTGATAGGACCGAAATGCGGTGGTGTCCCTACTGCCGTGATGTTGAAACGGTCCCGACAATCCCGCCGGAGAAAGACGGCGAGTTGGATATATCGGTCTACGACTGCGAGTGTGGCCGACGGATGGAGAAGTACGACCCAGGCATAGATCATGACAGGTGCCGGACCTGCGGAACGTACATTCCCCGTGGCGCAGGCCGGTGCGAGGAATGTTCTGCTGCCCCGGAGTGCGAGCGCGGCGGCTGTGATAACAAAGCACCGTGGGGCGACTACTGCCACCCTCGCTGTCAGCAGAAGGCACAGAACGGCGCGTAAATGAGTTTACCATGAACAATAGCACTACAAACGATATGGTAGAGTTCGAATGTACCGACTGTGGCGACTACATCAAACGCGAACGGCACCAGATGGATATTCCGGGCATGACGCCACAGCGTTGTGCTTCTTGCACGTTGAACAAAATGGGCCAGGTTGACGACCTGAATGAGTGCTGGTGCTGTGACAATCTGACAGAGCGCGGCTCGTTGTGTAAAGACTGCAAAGACGCGGGGTGTAACCGTTTCGGAGACAGCTGTAAAGTCTATGAGTGAACCTGATACCACTTCAAAAGAGCGTTACGTCCCGTACTACTGTGAGCGATGCAAATCCCAGGTCAGGTTAGCGATGAAGCTGGTCGCGCACGGTCGTGTATGACCAATGACTTCGGGACGGACTTCGCCAGCGAACTGACAGACTATTTCGTGGACGGGACAGACATCCCCGCCGCTGAGGCTACGTACTACGTCACGCTGTACGACGATACCGGCAGTGAATTGAATGGGTCACTCCAGAATGGCCGCGTGGGCGTCGGGACGGCAGACTGGACCGAGACGGCGACCACCGCGTTCGAGAACGCCAGCGAAATCAACTTTGGCGAGGTGACAGGCACCGCCGACATCACGGTCCAAGAGTTCGCTATCAAAGACACCGACGCGACGGATGCAAACGCCCGCGAACTCGTCCGGGCACCAATCACCGATGCACCCCAGGACTTCGCACCGGACACGCGGGTGTTCTTCGCGGCGGGTGACTTAGACGTGGACATTCTCGACTAACCGATGGCGATTCAGGACATCCCGCAAACGACGACGAAAACGGTCGGGACCGGGACAGCCAGTGACGGCGGCCCGGTCAACGTCGACGGGACTCTGAATGTTGACGGGACGCTGAACGCGGGCGAAGAACCGATTACCGCCGCGGCGAGTGCAGGCGCGACAGTTACAGGTGTGACGACTGGGGCGGGCGCGATTACACCCGGACGGCGGCAGACAGTCGGTCAAGGAACCACGCTAACGGTGGCGGCCGGAGAACGCACGGCCGGGCCACTGAATCTTGATGGCACGCTAAATGTCGCTGGGAGCTACCAGGCGGATGCCGTTGCCCGCGCCGGAGTGACAGCGACCCCGACGGCGAGCAAGGAAAAAGACGTGCTCGGAAGTGCGGGCTTAGGTGTGACGGCAGTAGACCCGCTTTTGCCGGGTGCGAAACGGGTCATCGCCACGGCGGATGCGGGCGCGACGGTCACGGGTGCGACGAGCGGGGCGGGTGCGCTGACTGCCGGGCTTGCGGGTGGGCTGACCGCGGCGGCGACTATCGAAAGTGTCGTGCCACTGCTTCGGGTGAGTTCCGCTAAGATCAACAACTCGCGCCGAGATAACTTCGCTGTTGACAACACGCGGCGAGATGACTTTGACGCGCAGGGGAGTGGCGACGTAGAATAGAATAGAATAGAATACTCGCGGTTATCCCCGCTACGCTTTTCACCGGCCACCGCACATCTGACGATATGGTGAGTCCCTAACTGTGCCATTCTCCGGGTTTGATGACTTCGATGACTGTCTCCGGACGATGACGGAGGAAGAAGGTCACGACCAGAACAGTGCTGAAAATATCTGTGGTGCGTTGCAAGCTGAAGAAAAGTCGGACCACGGTGACGTGGACGCACTTCGGCAAGCCCTGGAGCGTGGCGCTGGCCTGATTGCGGACGTAGGCGTTGACCTCGTGTCCGGGGTCGATGTCCCTGCCGTTGACTCAAAGTGGGTCATGACGAAAGACGCCGACGGGCATGACTGGCGGGCGAACTCCCCGATCCTCCTGTCGAAACAAGACGGCGAGGACGACGAGGACGACGAGGACGCCCAGCGTATCGCCTATGCCGCGGCGATGATTCCCCGCGAACCGGACAAAGAGGGGGACGTGGTAGCTACTCCGACGGTCGAAAAGGCGGCCCACGGCTTTCTGAAACAGGGCGGCGGCGTAGACACGGACCACTCGCTGATTGACGGCGAGGGCGAGGTCGTTGAATCGTGGGTACTCAAACAGGACCGCGGGTTCGACCTCCCTGGTGGCGCGACCGAACAGTACGATGCCGGGACGTGGATGGTCGGCATCGAATGGGGGAAAGACGCCTGGGAGCGAATTCAGGCGGGCGACCTCACAGGACTATCTATCTACGGGATGGCCGAACACGTCCCACTGGGGAAGGCGGCGACGACGGCCCGCAAGGACTTCGTGGTTCCCTTTGCTGACGAATCGGTCGTTAACGTGCTGTATGCGTCCCGGTCGGTGGCCGCCAAGGCCGCCCGGCGACTCGGCTTCGAGGGGACGGACGAAGAAGTCACACACCCGCACAGTTTCGGGGATGTCGAACAGTATATGCCCGCGCCAAGCCATAGTGACTATGTGGACGCCTACAACGACTTCGCCGAGGCGGATGGCTTCGGGCCGACCGCTGACGGCGAGACGGTCCGCGCAACCGCGAAAGACGAGGAGGACCCCTGTTGGGAAGGGTACACGATGGTCGGGACGCAGGCAAACGGCGACCCGCGGTGTGTCCCGGACGATGACGTACCTGACGTAGACTTTGACAAGGCTATCCCGCTATCAGAGGGGCCGCCGCCGGAAATCGGCGACACGCATAAGAGCGACGATAAAGAACCGGATAGTATGGCACACTCCGATGGCGACGGTGACGGCGACGGCCCCGGCCCCACGGTTGCGGACATAGCCGCAAGTGTGGCCGACCTGTCCGACACCGTGGCCGAACTGAAAGACGCGGTTGGAACCGACGCGGCTGGAGCCGATACGGCCGACGAAACCGACAAGGCCGACATGAGCGATGCCGCGGCGGAACTCGCCGACGAGCACGGGATGCGACCCGGCGATGTAATGGACGTGCTCGAAGTCGCCGAAGGGAACGACCCCGCCGATGTGCTGGAGGCCATCGAGTCGATGGAAGCCTCGGCGGAGGAAGTTGCAAACGCGGAGCACGGCGACGACAAGGACGAGGACGAGGACGACGAAATGGAAATGGGAACGGACGCCGAAAAGCGAGCCGAAACGGCGAATCTCGCCAAGGGCACGGACGGGACCGAAACCGCCCAGCCCGATGCCGACGCCGACCCCGGTCACGACGCGGGCGGGCTTTCGTATCGCGCAGTGGCAGAATCCGAGGGTGACATCTAATGAGTTCCAACACGAACACGAACACGAGCGCGACCGAACAGGGCGGGTTTAACGCCCCGCACCTGAAGAACCGGACGGAAATCAAAAAGGACGCGGACCAGATGTACGAAACCACGTTCGGCGACCTGCCGGACGGGACGATTTACCGCGACCCTGCGGGCTGGAAAACCCGCGACGGTGTGGAACTCCAGAAAGATCGTCACGAGCAACTGGCGAACGAGCCCGTCTTTGACGACGGGAGTTCCGTCATCGAAAAGTGGAACGATATGCAGCGGGCCGGATGGTCCGTCGAGGACACCACCCAGGAAATCCGCAAGCAACTGGACACCGCGAACTGGACGCTCCCGCTGGATATTATCCCCGAAGTGTTCACGGTTCAGCCCGAGCAGTTGCCGATGGCGGACATGATGACCCGCGTGACCACCCAAGACGACGAAGTGGTGGCCACGCCGCTGACGGATCACCCCAGTCCGTCGTTCGGGCTGGAAAACACCGGCTCTACGACTGACGAGACGTACGACTATGTGGACCCGTCGTACAGCGATCTGTCGTTCCCCGTTAGTGGGTGGGGCTACGCCACCCGACTGTCGGACAAGCTCATTCTGTCGAGTCAGAACCTCCGGAACGCTGAGTCTACGCAGGAACAGGCGCTTGTCCGCGGGATGCAACAGTATCTCGAACGGCAGATAATTCTCGGAACGAACAACGACGCCAACGGCTTCGACGGCTTCGATGACTACATCGCCAACGACGAGGGAGAAGTCATCGAGACACTGGACGAAGCCAACAGCCCCGCCCCGGCGGACTACGAGGACGCACTTCGCCGCATTATCGACGACGCCGAGTTCGAGGGCGCGGACCGTTCCAGCTTGGCGGTCGTCTGTGGCTTTGACTTCTACCGAAACGTCAAAGAGTCACTCGTCAACGACGTGCGGTATGACGCACAGGACGAGGTGGCGGGCGCGTTCACCACACTCCAGTTCGAGGACGTGCCGGTCATGAAGTCAAATGCCATCACGAAGATTTCTAATCAGTCGTCCGCGACGACGGACACCAAGGCTTACACCGTCAACATGGAAGCCGCGTACCTGTCGGTGCTTCAGGAGATGACCGTTCGGCCACTCGCCCGGCTTGGCCCGCAGGAACGCTTTGCCGTGGACTCCTATGCCACACTGACACAGGAGGATAACGGCGAGCATATTCGGGCTGTCGAGTACACCAGTAGCTAACGCCGCGCACTCTGGTGTACCGCGGCGCGACTGACCACCTGCTTTATTTTTACCCGGCCCCCACCGATAGGTATGGCCACACAGTACTACGCGATCCTCGCAAATGGTGAGTCGTATCTTGGTGCGACGATACACCGCCGCCGTGACTGCCCGGATGCAAACACCCGCCCGGTCGGCAAACCATCGGTTGACAGTCATGCCGCGGACGTGACGTACTGCCCGGACTGTACCGACCGGGGGACGGACACCTGCGACGTGGTGAAAGCCGACGGCGAAGTCTGCGGGCGGGACCGGCCATGCGCATACCACGACTA